AGTTTCACCGTCTTCCTCGAGGGATGCAGTCCAATGGACGGTGTATACAGCGCCATCAGGACAGGTGTCACCATCAGGAAGATGACGTTCAAGGTTGGCAATATCCCAAACAGTGTTGGCCATAGTTAATGATATTTTCTTTTATTTTACCAGGTGTGATTAGTGAAGGTGACTACTGGGCTTCAAGCTCGTCAGCGATGGCAAGGAGTTTCTTGCGGCAAGCCTGGCGGGCATCGCGCTCAAACATCCAGCGCTGATCACCCCCGTAAAGCGGCTCTTCCGGCAGCACCTGATCCGCAGCAGCTCGCAGGGCGGCGGCAACTCGCTTGGATCCAACCAACGGTTTTTCGCAGTAGTACGCATCCAGCACGGTTTGTGCGGCAGGTGAAAGTTCAGACATAGAAGGGGAAGCGACTAAAGGGCTTGGCGAAACTGTCCGGGCTGGCCCATCTCCATCTCGACAAGGGTGGTGGTTTGATGGTGGCGAATAATGAGTTTGTGCATCTCTGATTCCGAGTATGTCATCAGATAACGCAAGCCTTCTTGGCGCACCGCCTCAAGATCATTTGCAGATCCACCGGCGGCCCATTCTCCTTCGGAGTCTTGTAACTCCCATTCGTAATGTTCGTCCATGTGATTAGTGGTAATGACTACTGGCAAAGAATGTTCCACGCTGTCGGCGTAAAATAACCTTCGCCTACAGCTAGTGCAGCACGTGTAAGTAATTCATCCTCTTTCTCTTCGGTCCAGCCCATTTGAGTACAGCGGCTTGCGTGGATGCTGTTAATCAGCTCAGCACACAAACTTCTATAGTCTTCTTGGGCTAATGCTTTTTCGCAGTCAAGCGGCCAAGCCTCGCTCGCTTTAACGAGCAACTGAATTGCAAAGGTTTGTACTTCCTCGCGGCTGTGGAACTCTTGGGTGTAATGACTGTCTTCGTCGTTGGCCAGAAAGACTTTTCCGTCTTTAGCCCAAGGGGTGTGGGGCGTGCCCCGGTAATCTTGTTGGGTCATGGTTTCTAGGGGACTGTGGCCAGGGGCAGGAGGTGCAAACTCGCTGCCCCACCACAATATCACGCATTAAAAAGGGCGGTGTGTACCGCCCCAGACGTTTTAACGAGTAGGGTTACTGGCTCTAGCAAGCCATCAGCACACAAGGCACGCAGTAGCTGCCATCGTCGTAGGTGCAGGTGACGTGGGTTGAAGTGACTTTGGCGATGGTCTTGCTGCGGATAATGTCGTCGTCTTGGGGCTTGGCGGTGCCATCACCAGCGGACATCAGGAGATCGCCCCGCTGCACGGTGACGCCCTCGGCAATGCGGATGATGAAGTCACCCGTCATGGCGCAGTAGAAGTCGTCGGTGTAGGTGTCGTCGTCGTCCCACGCCTGAAACACGCCAGACACGTTCTTATCACCTTCAACGTCGCTCACCTTCATCCGGTTGAGCTGTTCGTTGTCTTCCTCGCCCCAGTCGCACATTTCGTCGATGTTGCTCAAGACAGTGCCGCGCAGGATTTCAGTGCGTTCTGCGCCACCAGGCAGTTGCGACCAGCGGGAGAGGTGAGCACCGTTGTAGCTAACGGTGGTGCCAGAGACCGAGATTGAGCCTTCAGATGTTCCATCTTGCTCAAACTCGATAATTGTTCCATCAGTTCCACGCCTGTCAAAGTATGCAACAACTCCTGTATTGCGAGTAACTGTATATGCTCCGTTAGTTGTATTGCCAAAATCAATCTGACCATTACTCTTAATCCTCATCCGCTCCGTCGGGCTGCTTGCCCCATCGGCAGTAGTGGAGAACACTAATCTCGACGGATAGTCATTCGTTCCGGTCGCCCCGTCTGCTTCACAACCTATAACTGCATAGTTGGATCCTACGTTGTCTCCGAAAATTATGTATCCCATTGCAGTGCCTGCTGTAAGGCCGCTGCTAGAAGTGTCTCTTTGAATTAAGATAATTCCCGGCTGGCCACTAGAGAAACTATTGCCTTGGAAGACAGCTCTTGCTGAACCAGTGCTCGAAGACGTGCCAACTAAGAGCCTGCCGGAGCTGTCAATCCGAACCGACTCTGCTCCAGAGCGATTGAATGTAATGATGTCGTTTTGATTGCAAGCAATCGAATTAACTCTTGTGCTGCCGTTGAGATAACCAATTCCAAAGTTTTGAGTGCCGCCAAACTGATCAGCAAAGATGTACTTATCAGCATTTCCGGTAGCAGCACCTTTGAAAACCAAGGCGGTAGTTTGAGAGCTGTTGTCAAAAGTGACAAGCGAGCTGGAGCGCAGATTTGCTTGAGATGAAAAGTCTGCGTTTGAGTTTTTAAGGATCGTTAAAGCCGTATCAGGCGTCTGAGTGCCAATCCCTACGTTGCCTGACGACGAAATCCTCATCCGCTCCGTCGGGCTGCTTGCTCCGTCGGCGGTAGTGGAGAACACTAACCTGCCCGGCATGTCGTTCGCGCCGGGGGTGCCGTCAATAGATGCTGTGATTGACGCACACGGGACAAACTCGGTCCCGTCATTACCTTGAAATTGAATGCCGCCGATTGAGTCCGTGCTTGAAACTAGTGTGTTAGAACCAACACTACTTCCGGCGCTTTTATTGATAAAAATGTTTAACGCTTCACCTGCAGTGGAATTATTGCAAGTAAAAGAACAGGCAGAATTGCTAAAGTTAGTGCCTTCTACTTGTAGCTGAGCGGTTCCGGTGCTATTGAAGAAATTGCTACGCGCAGTAGACGTGCCAACTAACAACCTGCCGGAGCTGTCGATACGGGCGCGTTCGGAGCCGCCAGTCTCAACCGAAACAGTATCCGCAGCGGGGAATCGGATTGCAGTGTTGGTGTCACCGCCGTGGATGATCTTGTCGGTGATGGTTACGTCGCCGTTGACATCTAGGGTTGTGGCTGGGCTAGTAGTGCCAATCCCTACTCGTCCTGTTGAGTCAATACGCAGTCTTTCAGCAACAGCGGTACTGTTTCCAGTTACAAGACACAAACCCGCAGCCTGAAAACCTCCATCATCAACCGCCAAAATAGCGGCGCATTGGTTGCTAGGTTCTCCAAGAGAAATTCCACTTATAAAATTACCGGTGATGTTATTATTTGTATCACCTGTGACTTTAATTTGAACATTTTGATTAAGAACTGCCGGCGTCAATGAAGTTGTGTTAAGAGCAGTCGACCTAACATCAAGTTTGGCGGTAGGGCTACTAGTCCCCAGACCTAAGCGGCCACTGGAGTCTAGGCGCATGCGCTCGGTAGGACTTGCAGCTCCATCGGCGGTCGTAGCAAAAATGAGCCTGCCTGGCATGTCGTTAGCGCCGGGGGTGCCGTCTACTGCAGCGGTTATTTGAGCTGCGGGTACAAACTTAGAGCCATCGGATCCCTGGAATGAAACCGTGCCAAGCTGGGCATTACTAGCAACTGCTGTTATGCCTCCAATCGAATCAGAGGCATGTCTTGCAAATATATAGATAGGATCGTTGTTGTTGCTGGAGCCAAAGACCTGCGAAATAAAGCGGCCTTGATCTCCTCCAGAAGGACTGGCACCTTCTACCTGAACCAGCGGGCTGTGGCTTGTTGTGCCATTAAAAATGCTACGCGCACTAGACGTGCCAACTAACAACCTGCCGGAGCTGTCGATGCGGGCGCGTTCGGTGTCTGGAGAACCTCCGCCACCGCCTGTATTGAACGCAATTTCACCTGTTGCAGCAGTCGCGCCATAGCTGCGAATTAATGTAGTTCCTGCGCTGTACTGAAGGACACCGGCATTAGTTTGGTGTGTTGCAATAGGTCCGCGAGCAAAGATTGGACCAACAACATCAAGACTGACAACGCCAGTTCCAAAACCAGCAGCAGGGCTCGTGGTGCCAATCCCTACTCGGCCTGAGGAGTCAATAACAAACCGATCAGCAGCATTGGAGCTGTCATATATTCTGAAGAGTTTCGTAGCCCCACCTGTAGCTGCCAGCAAGCGCCAAGTAGCGTTAGCAACTGCTGTATCCGTTAAACCAATTTCTGCGCCGCTCCCGCTTACATGGAGCAAATAACTAGGGCTACTGGTTCCCAGCCCCAAGCGGCCACTGGAGTCCAGGCGCATGCGCTCGGTGCTACTGGTGCCAAACTGCAGAGAATCGTCAACATGACTGTACTGAACGTAGCCCCTGTATAAATCTGCACCAGTACCGTCAGCAAAATAAACAGCACAAGTGCTGGCGGTTCCAGCCGCTAAAGCGAGTGCCTGGTTGTTGGCAAAGCTGCCTATTTGCAGATTCGTATTAGGGCTACTGGTCCCCAGCCCCACCAGCCCACCTGCTGTTACACGCAGTCTTTCGCTGCCATTAGAAACAAGTTGCAGCAGCGTACTAAATGCTGATGCGGATGAAACAGTAAAACCGCTATCTGCGTTTAATTGTGCCTCTCCATTCGTGTTGACGGCCCAACTGGCTACTCCAGGTGATGCACCAGTGCGTTCAAGCCGAATGCCGTGATTAGCAGCTTTTGCCAAATGCAAAGTGTTGGCCGGGCTTGCTGTGTTGATGCCAACATTCCCACTCGCATCAACAAACAAACGCCCAGTGCCATTAGTCGAGATGGCTACTTGGTCTGCACCGGGGGAGTACAGGCCAGAATTTGCGTCCCCGCTGAAACTAATTGATGGGTTGGAAGCACTGCCTAATGCAAATACACCTGAAGTAATTGTGGCAACACCACCGGTGACCGTGGTAAAAGCTGCAGCACCACCAGTGATTGTTGCACCAGATACTGTTTGGCCTCGAATCGTATTACCAGAAACAGTGCCAGTTACCGTAATATTGCCGCTAAAAGTCGGGTTCTGAACTAACCCAGAAATTGTAACGCTCTTATCAACACCAGCATCGGTGAAAGTAATCGTATCTACTTTAATAGTGCCGTAAGCCATTTTGTTGTCTCTTTTTGTTTATTTTAGCGGAAAAAATTAAGGCAAAATAATTAACGGGCCTTGGATTACAAACCCACTTGCGCTACCGGAAACAACGCCAGAACACACAATGGCAGGTGTTGCTCCAGAAGGTGTGGTTACCCTAAGCGTGCTACCGGTGATATCAGTAAACACACCGGTTGCACCAGTGACTGTTACACCAGAAACAGTTGTAAATGTTGCAGTTACACCTGTGGTCGTTGTTCCTGTTAACGAGGTAAATGTTCCGGTTGTTGCCGAGGTTGTAACCGATTGAACCGTAGTACCTGTAATTGTTGTGCCACTAAGAGTACCAGTGATCTGGACACCAGAAGCAAAGAAACCAGAACCAAGGACGTTAAGGTTGCCTGATACTGTCGTGTTAGTAAAAGCAAGGTTAATTGCTGCAAGTGTTTGGAAAACACCTGTCGTTGCATTGACTGTTGTTCCTGTGTACGTCGTACCACTAAGATTAGTAAAGATGCCAGACGTACCTTGGATCGTATTACCAGTGATTGTGGCCCCAGAAACACTGGTAGTGAAAACGCCAGCGATACCGGTCAGATTCGTGAAGCTGCCAGTGTCTCCTGTGACAAGCAGACCGGAAACACGTGTGGTAAATGTACCGGTTGCCCCCGTCAAAGAAGTAAAGGTACCGATGTTACCGGTAACGGTTGCGCCTGAAACTTGAGTGGTAAATGTCCCGGACGTACTCGTCAGATTTGTAAAAACACCCGAAGCCCCGGTAATCGTGGTGGCCGATAGCTGACTAGTAAAGACACCGGATACACCAGAAACAATCGTTGCGGCAACTGTGTTACCAGTGACTGTTGCACCAGAAACTCTGGTGAATGTACCGGATACACCAGTCAGTGTTGTGTAAAGTCCGGTGTCACCAGTAACGACTGCACCCGAAAGAAACTGTGTAAAAACGCCAGAGATACCAGAGACGTTACCAAAAGCACCCGTATTACCTGTTACGGTTGTACCAGAAATCCTCGTTGTGAAAGTACCGGAAACACCGGTGATATTAGAAGCTTGTACCGTATTTCCGGTAATGGTTGCACCAGATAACTGTGTTGTAAAAACACCAGATACACCAGTGACACTTGTGAATTGTGCCGTAGATCCAGTTACTGTTGTTCCAGATAATGTTCCTGTGACCTGAACACCGTTACTAAATTGAGCAGTGCCAGTAACCGTCAGTCCGCTAGCAACGGAAAGATTACCGTTTACATCCAAGACAGGTGTACCTAACTCCTGGAACGTACCCGTGGTTGCTGCGACGGTAGTACCAGTGATTGTGACACCGCTCAGATTGGTGAATACACCAGATGGCGAACGGACAATACCACCTGTGATCGTGGCACCTGATAAGTTTTGGTAAACGCCAGATGTAAAAGCGCTTGTCGTACCGGTTGCGGTCGTAACCGTAGCAGTAACTGCGTTGACGTTGGTGCCTTGTACGTTGGTTCCTGTAATGGTCAGACCACTGACGGTACCACTGACAACCGCATTGTTTTGAACTACAATTCCACTGAATGTGCTTGATCCAGAAGCTGTAATTGAATTGAATGAGCTAGTACCAGAAACCGTTAGGTTCCCTGAAATTGTGACGTTACCACTGAAGGTTGCGCCACTAGCAGGTGCGTAATACTCATTAAGATATTCTTTGAATTGAGTAAAGGTAATTTTTTTGTTGCGTAAAGTGGGGTCAACCTCGAAGACATGGACGAGCGTTAGCAGGTCCTGTTCATCGATCTCGCCCCCACTGATGGCAGGGAATTCACTGATCCTACGGTTTGCCACCTACTAACTACGCAATTCCTTCTCTACATTATAGATCGGCTTATTTAGCGCACCTTAATCTCAACACGTGGCAAAACATTCGTTACAATGTTCCAGGACCATTGGATTCCTGTGACAATCCCACAAGAAAGCAAGATAACCAACAGGATTTCAGCGACTGTTAAATTGCGTCGCACATAAACAACCTGAGGTTGCTGCTGTGGAATTGCTGCTTGTTGTGCAATGGTTTGTTGGATGGCAAGCTCACGTGCCCTAGCCTTCATCTGAGCAAGTATCTCAGGCGTGATCTGCCCTTCTAGTGTTTGGGGCATTGGCGGCTGACTAGGGGGAATCTGCTCTTCCATGGTCGCAAATTGTTTTCCCAAAGACTAACATATAAACAAAGGATGTGCAGTATGCAGTACGGACTACGCAAAAGCTTAGAGGATATTGCGTACGAGCTAAAAGGCATTAAGAATATCCTTGGTTCGATGTGGCACAGCCGTTATTCGACAGGAGAAACGGACGCATTAAATCCAGAGGCTTTTGCCGATGAGTACATCTCAACAGAAGAATGTGGTAAACGCCTGGGCGTCTCAGACCAAACCATCCGTAACTGGATTTCTATCGGAAGAAAAACCCCAGATAAAGGCTGGGTAGAGGGCATTCATTATGTCAATGTTTCTCCTGATGTACACCGCAAAGCAGTCCTCCGGATCCCTTGGAATCGACTGATCCAATCCTTTGCCAAGAACGAAAACCTTGATTTAAAAAATCTACGGGCACATTATGACCAATACAAAAACAATCGGGGCTTCCTTGAATAATGGCTCATCGTTTCCAGGGAATTGATCTTGGTTCTGTAACGGTTGAGAACCATGAGGAAATGCTGCCCGAATCGTTGATCAGGCAAGTGGAGATGTTCTTGCCACCCATTGGATCATTCGATGATGGCTGCCTGCGCAGGTACCTAGAAAACCTAAAAAACTACGAAGAAGAGGACGCCAACTCTGGCATGACGCTTGCCAATCGATTACGTCTTGCATTCCATGATCTAAACGCAGATACAATCTGTGGCAAATTCCCGCAAGCAGAACTGCCTTTAAAAAGAAGGTTACGTTGCGTAGCTGAATACCTTATCCGGTCCGGAGAATTTGATAAGGTAAGAGATGAAAACGGAAAACTTGTTAAAAAACGTGGAGTACTAGGCAAATTAGTTGTACTGTACCAACCAACGCCTAAGCTTCTGGAATCATTACACCGCCAAGGATTATTAAAAGATGGATCGACGTGAAAAACTGATTGCTTCTGTGATTGGACCAGAGCTTGATGAAAAGAAAGCCAAGATGCTTGATGCCACAATCAAGTTAATTCTTGGTGATATGGGTGAGCAATACTGCAAGATGTGGGAGGTGGAAGGTCCAGGTGTCATGGTGTTCCAGCCACGAAACAAAGAACGTTCTATGTTCTTCTGGACGTTGAAAGAAATCCATGCAGCACAAGAAGATTGTGAGCGGAATAACGACGGTGATTTAGCCGAGACTTTTAGGCGCATCCTTGGAGCAGCACAGAAGATTGATCCAACGGAAAAAGCTGGCTATGTCATCAATGATGACGAAGGCATGCGTTATTTCGAGATTGATTACAACAAGACTGCAGGGTAATGGCTGAAAAAGGCGTACGTGGCGTTGCAGCTCGCAATGAAGGTGTCGAGTTAATCACCAATAAAGACCTGGTACTTGCTGCCAATGAACTGTTGGGTGGCATCACTCTTGATGTGGCTAGTTCCAAGGTTGCTAATGAGTATATCGAAGCAGAGAACTATTACACACCAACGGACGATGGCTTGAATGCACAACAGTGGTACGGAAGTTGTTACCTGTTTCCACCAGCGGGTGCTTACTTTTGGGATCAAAAGCATGAAAAATGGAAGATGACAAGGGCTTCTTCGTTGACCCTGACATCGTCCCATGCCGTTTGGTTCCGCAGAATGTACCATGCATGGCTTTCAAAAGAAATAAAACAAGGTCTTTATTTCAGCAACTGCCCTGACATGATTCGTTACGAGCCCAAGATCTTTAAGTTCCCGATGTGCATTTTAAGAAGTGCACCTTACGTCATGTGCCACAAAGATGGAGAGGTAAATAGGAAACGCACATGCACCTCATTTCTTGTGTACCTGCCACCACAGGATTCCTCTGGTGATGCTGTGGATTCTTTCGTAAAAATTTATGGGGAGCGCGGACACCTTCTTGTGTAATCTCTGTAGACTGAAGGACGATTACAGGGATTTATGAGCGTCCTGGCCGACTGGGAGATCAAGCAACTGGCGGAAGACGACCAGATGATCGAACCTTTTGTGGATCATTTGGTCAACAAAGAAGATGGACGCAAGCTTCTTAGCTACGGCCTTAGCTCTTACGGCTATGACATCCGTTTATCTCCTGCGCAATGCCTAATCTTTGGCAAGGTACAAGCTGGTGACTGTGATCCAAAGAACTTTGATCCTGACATCCTGAAGCCTGCAGATCTTCTGGAGGATGAACGCGGTCAGTACTTCTTGCTTCCTCCGTACGGCTATTGTCTTGGCGTTGCTCAGGAACGTCTGAAGCTTCCTCGTGATGTCACCGTCGTTGCCGTTGGTAAATCTACTTACGCACGTTCGGGTATCCTGGTCAACATTACGCCAGCCGAAAGTGGATGGGAAGGTTACCTGACGCTTGAAATCAGTAACTGCACTGGGCTCTTCAATCGCATCTATGCAAATGAGGGGATCACGCAACTGCTGTTCTATCGTGGTAATCCTTGTCATACCACGTACCAAGATCGGAAAGGTAAGTACCAAGACCAACCAAACAACGTGGTCTTCTCTCAGGTTTAACCAAAGGCTTTACCGAACTGCTCTTTTGGTTTACGGGCGTAGCCAATAGATCCGGCACGCCCACCCGAATCACCTGCCGTTGCACTGGTCGGTTCACGCACTAAGTTGCGTTTTTGGTATTCACCAGCGGTTTTTGCAGCACGCATGTAGCGTCCTACACGTCTCTGCTCATCGTTGACTGATTCGGCTGAGCTACGTGAGTCTTGCGAAAGACGCCGTAAGTCCGTGTCGTAAGCCTGTTCCGGATTAAGATCTGATATCTCAGCTCCAGAAGTACCAGAGTCGACGCCTGGATCGTAAGTAGGTCTAAATCGGTTAGCCATCTTATCATTGTAAAAGGACTAAATCGATTAAAGCCGTGATGAATTCCGCTGCAGGTTTCTTAGACGCATTTGTGCAAGACGAGGTAAAGTGCCGCTGTCTTGATGAAGAAGATTTTGGCGCACCCCTCGATAACGAGCAAAATGATGTACCATTGTATGACATGTACAATCGCGGTCTAGTAGCATGCGAGCAGGGGCTAGAAAGGAATCCGTTGAATCTCGAGGGACAACGGCCTGGAATGACGGGCTATATCCCCTCAATGGAGCAGGGTTTGGCGATGGGAGCATCTCCGAAGCCAAGGACTCTGGTGTTGGAACTGGAGGAACCGGACGAGAAGGAACGGATGCTGTCAGCAAAACGTCGTGGTTTGCTCCGGTAGAAGAAGTGAGTGACTGCCCTGGAGGTGTTTGCCCAGTGCCCTGGGCCACCAAAGAAGAGCCTCCTGTGGTCCAAGAGGATGTGGTCAATCACCCCGCTCACTACACAGATGGCGGCATTGAATGCATTGAAGCCATTGAAGCAGCTTTAACCGCCGAAGAATTCCGTGGTTACTGTAAAGGCAACAATTTAAAGTACACCTGGCGTGAACGCCACAAAGGCGGTACAGAATCACTAAAGAAAGCTCAGTGGTATCTGGACCGCCTCATTCAACTTGACGAAGCTCAGAAGGGCTGAAGTTCATCGTCATCATCCTCGTCGTCGTCTCGATATCCACAGGCGGCGGCGAGTTCAGCTAATTCGAGATCGGTTGGATGATCCCAGTCGATCTCAATGTTTTCTGACGCCATGATGTCTTTGATGGCATGCCACTCCATCAAACGTTGGTGGTAGAGACTTAACAAAGCAAAACGCAGCTCTTCCCAAGTCATCTCCTCGGACTGGAGTTCAGCTTTGCGCATGGCAAATTGAAGCTCAAGAGGAAGTTCAAACTCCCGTGGCTCGACCGAACGCTCCATTCCACTCTGCATTTGCTAGTTGCAATTATTCTAATGCTAGCCGTTAAATATCAGATCGACGGACTCATCGGCAAAGTCTTGCCATCGGTCGTCATCAATACGAAAACTGTTGGCAAACTCAGACAGGATGTAAGGATTGATGCGTTCCTCCAGGGCACGGATTGCGCGTACTTCGTGGGGAGCAGCACTGTAATTACGGAAGGCGGTCAACAAGACTTCTGTTGATGCCCAAGGGCTGGTGTCTACATCACGGAGGAAAAGACCCATCTCTTCTCTCCTGCGTTCCAGGAGACCACCAACAACCTTATGGTTTTGGTCAAAGATCCAACGGCTCATTTCCGTGGTGGCACTAGCAAAATCCTCTGCTTCCACATGATCAATGATGTGGCTGTACAAGAAGGACTCCCAACCAACGGAATGAATGAACGAGACTAGAGCCTGGCGCATGTTGTCGTCAAGTCCAAGGTTCTGCCGCTGGAGCTGGGACTCAATGACGCTGACCTCATGGAAGAGGTACTCAAGAGCTTTCTCCTGGCTGCAACGCTGACCTTGCTTAACAGGGGAACCATCGGGATAGAACTGGGTTCCAAACCCGATGGTGTATGGCTCTGCACCAGTGTGCGGATCTGCGTATGCCTTTTCGTTAAACCCTTCGTATTTACGAATTAGGTTAATAGCACGCGAAAAATCCGACATGGAGATAACTATTGTTATCCCCAATATACATAATTTTTATTTACCTTGGCCCCTCATCTTTTTACGGCCGTGGTTAGGCAAGGAGTTTCTGCCCTGACCTTGTCTGGTGCGCTTTGGTTTGGACTCAAGTCGAACTGTGGTTGATTTGGGTTTTGCCATGACAGGCTTGAAGGGGCTTCACCAGTGTACCTGTTTTTAGGCTTGTGCCTCCTTTTGTTGTTGCATTGCTCTACATGAGTTGCCCAACGCACATTCCCAGGCTCGTAATGCCCCCAGGGATCTATCCGATCCAGGCTCTTGCCTTCAGGTCTTTCTCCTAATTCTTTCCAAAATTGATCAAAACTTTCAAATTTAAATAGGATATCTTCATATGCACCGTGATGGTTTTCGTTGACCCTTTTTTTGGCTCTCCAATAACTTTTCCAGGCGCCTGTTTTTTGAGGATCATGTTTTGCGGAAGGCTTTTTTATGGCTAGTTTTCGCCCAGAAAAAGCACATGAACGACAAGTCCATTGATGCCCTTTGCGGTTGTATTGATCAATACGGATGCAGCCTTCTGCTTGGCAATCCGTACACTTTACGTCAACATAGTTCCAACGTGAAGACATGTGTGAAGTAACTCTGGAAGTATCATACCACTTAAGATCATCCACTTAACACGGTGGCTCCAGTACCTTGCTGACATCTTATCAGGGTTGGAATCCTGGGCGTTATGACGGGCGTAATAAGATTTCTTACGTGCTTTGTCCTTAGCTGTTGTTGGGTTTTTACCGGCACCTTCTACACCTTGCTGACCAAAACGAATGATCTTTTCTTTGCCGCCTTCACAGGCTTTGACCACGTGGCTTTTGGTGGGATGCCCAGGAGTCTTGCGTGGTTTATTGCACTCCATTGAGTCCTTATGTATCTTTGCTGCAGAAGCAGCTTTCTTGCGTTTATCTGCCATATGTACTAACCAAAGAGAGATCCAAAGCCACCGCCTGATCCCATATTAAAATAGGAAGGCGCACCTTCATCTTCTTCATCTGGGAAGTAATCAAAGAAACGTGAACGTGTGGGCGTATATGTTTCTTTTTTCTTTGTTGAATCATCTGCCATCATTTTATCAAGAGAGCCAATAGCAGCAAAAGGATCTGAAAAATCTGGCATGCTAAACCCCAGGAGGTTCTGCGCTCCTTTCGCAGTACTTGCTTTACCTACATCCGATGCCGAAAGATTTTTATCTTCTTCAGTTGCATCAGGAAAGAAATCTGTGTAAAACTCTGATTCACTTCCGCTATAACCTGCTTTCTGAAAGATATTAAACAGGGCACTGCCACCTGTAGGTGCTTCAACTTTCTCGTCTCCCTCTCTCTGGATATAACCGAAACCTAGTTTTTCTTGCGTGGGCTTAATCCGTTGTTCATTCAGTTCTTTAATACGCTCTCGAATATCAATAGCCTGGTTGGTGCGCAAGATACCCATCAAACCTTCTTTGACATCCTCTGTTGAATCTAGTTTTTCATTGATGCCTAACTTGTTAAGTTGCTTTTTCAAGTCCGCAGGCAACTCTGAAACATTTAAAGCATCAACAAATTGTTTTGCTTTTTGTTCTGCTGTGACAAAAGCAAGGAATACGGGATTACCAAACTCTGTTTTTTTATCTTGTAAGGCTTTCGTAAGATCCTTTTGAATGAAATTAGCAAGATCTTGCCTAGTATACGTGTCGGCAACGGGATCATAGTTTTTGTCCTTACCAATTACTGAATAATGTAAACGGGCAAAGTCATTTTTATTTTCTAGA